CACGACTACCATCAATTCTTGATCCTGGTTGACAGTGTTTTTCAATCTCAGATAAAATAAAAGACTTAAAGTTTTTAATTTTTTGATTGTTTGATAACCAATCCCATTCAGTGTGAAATGCTTTTACATTAGTATGTCCAATATCTTTAGCAAACTTCAATTGATGCAAAACTTCTTGATTAAGAGATTCTCCAAATTGATAGTCTCCTATAATAATTTCAGCACAATGCTTGACTTTCATCAATAACGGAGTTTGGAATGAACAGCATCTTTGATGCTATTGTAATCGGAGTAGTTAGATCCGTCAAGGGTGTTGTTGTCGTCGAACACCTCATTGTAACCAGACCTTTCAATGATCTTGTTCTTGATTTCTAATTGACGCTTCTCTCTTTGGATCCTGCGGAGAAACGCATAATGAATGATCTGCGTAAAGTAAGCAAAAGGATTTTGGGATTTCTCAGGATTAAAATTATGAATGTACTGAACGCAATTTTCGATTCCATCAGAGATCATGTCCTCCTTGAACATGTAGTTGACAAAGTTTGGTTTAAATGATAGGTGATTTGCGATCTTTAAGAAACACTCCCCAATGTAGCGTGGAATAGGAGGTTTCGTTTCCCAATGCTTTGACCTGTCCTCCTTAGTGGGTTCTCTTCCGTACTTTTGAATAAACGTTCGTTCTACTTCATTACGATACGCAACCATAGCTGCCAGCAACTCTTTGTTGTTCACATAGTGTTCTGATCTTTTTCTTTTAGTCATGCCTGGTCGAATCATAAATTTATCTCATAATATGTATGAATTATATCATCTTTAGAACCACTTGACAAGGTTATGAAATGTCTGTACAATTACCTTTGTGGAGGTTAAAGAGAAGTATTAGCTTTCTTTAGTATCCTTACTCTTGTAGATCTTTTCTAAAAGTTCTTTAGTATCATTGACATTACCAAGGTATCCCATCTTACGAGTGATCTTGGAATTGTTTTCTGATTCACCAGTTTGAGATTGACGTACATAATTTTGATACAACATAATCATTTCAATATCAGATGACTCAGACATTGTTAAAACATTATCAATATTGATAACGAACATATCATCAGTTGTTGTCTTCAACCAAGGTTCTACTCTATACCCCATGGGGGTGCCAGTCTTTGTTTTTATTTCAGAAACAACCACTGGATTTGTTATTAGAAGCATTGTTCTATCATCTTCATCAGAAGCTGCTACCTTAGCAAAGATCTCTTCACCTGATTTTAATTTTACTGTTGCGTAAAAATCATCTTCTATCATAACTGTCCTCTTAGTTGAATGGTTATAATCTCATAATTAAATTTCTCTTCATTATACGTTTTAATTCTTTCTATAAAGTGGTTAAGAGTATAATTTCTTTTGGACTTGGTTGAACAATCATCAGAGATGTCGTACAGAGTTGCTTTTATTTTGTCCTTTCCTTTTCTAAGAACTCGTCCAATACTTTGAAGATTGCGGATTCTGGATTTACTTGGAGAGGCAAAGATGACATTATGGAGATTTTTAATATTGATACCTGTAGAAAAAGTTCCATAAGAGGCAACGATGACGGCATTGTTTTCTCGTTCTGTAATTTCTCTTACTTGTTCCCTCTCCTCTGCATCTACTCCGCCATGTACAAAAAATACCTTACGGTCATCTCGCTTGTTTTTATTTATCTTATCATAGAGTACTGCTCCGTGTGCTTCGACTCTTGCAAAAAGAATAAGAGTATTACCTTTAAGATCTAAAGTGAGATTCTTAATAAAATTATTCCTCTGTTCGTGAGTGATTAAATATTGTATCTCGTCTTCATAAGTGTCAAACTTTTGAGGAGGATGTTTAAGTACAAGACATTGAATATCAAGTTGAGAAAGGTGTCCCTGTCTCATCAAATCATCTGTTCTTGTTACTTTATATGATGGACCAAACAACCCTTCAAGCACCCATTTGTGCGTTTGTGTTCCATCTAATGTTCCTGTAAAACCAAATCTATATTTTGCATGATGAAGCTTGGTCATGATATTAATTAATGACTTAGACTTGAACAAATGCGCTTCATCGCCTATAATAACACCATAATCTTCAAAGAAAGATCTTTCGAGTTTATATACAGATTGCCATGTTGTGATCGTTACTGGAGCATCATTACTCTTCTCTCTACCAGAATAGATACGGTGACAATATGAATCAGCATCCCAACCATAATCAAGAAAGTCTTTATACATCTGTTCTACAAGAGATGTCGTTGGAACAACTAAAAGAATTTTTTCTCCTTTCGCGACGTAGTATCTTACGAGAGAATAGATCATCAACGATTTGCCAGAAGCAGTGGGAGATATCAATAGTTTTCTATTATGCTTTAGGGCACCGTATACTCCCTCCACTTGATACTTCCTGGGAGTATGGGCACAAATGGAATGCATATAATCTTTAACACCTTCATATGAGATTTGATCGTTCTCCTCATATGGAGTACCATAAAATTTATTATCTTCAAACTTATAACTATATCCGTAGTTCTCGCAGAACTGGACAATCTTATCTAACAGACCAACATAGATCTGCTTGGACCGCATATCGTATAGGTGAATCTCTCCGTTCCAGTTCCTACCACGATACTGCGGCATAAATTTTGCATTAGGAACCTCAAACTTAAAGTGGTCTCTAAGTTCATATTCAATATGAGGTTCAGTATTAATTTTTAAAAATACTTCGTTGGATTTAGAGATAACAAGATTCGCTGTTCTTCTCGCAGTCGTATCAATCACGATGATCCATTCATCTACGAATATTTATTACATATTCGTAAACCTATGTTCAAGCATAATTCTATAAAAATGATCTCTCATAGCAAGTAAATCCTCTTGTTCTACAGGATCTCCACCAGACCATTTTTCACAAGCTTGCTTAAGACCTGTGTAGATAATGCGAACTGCCTGAATAGGCAATTCTAATTGATAATACTGATCTTCTTCTTCCATTATCCTAATCCAGCGTTGAATCGCATGAACTCTATTGCGTTTTTGATTTGATAAGTTCTATTAGTTATCTGCTTTAAAATACTTTCAATATAAACGAGCATCGTCTCATAATAATCTATCTTTAGACATATTGTAGACAATTTTTCGTCAGCGTCAAGATACTTTTGCATTGTATCTTTATCGCGAATCTTTTTGGGAAAAGGATTTTGAACGTATACATCAGGGTCAGCTTTACCACTGAAGTATTCGTATCTTTCGTGTCTTATGTTCTTTCTTTGTTGTTCTGCTTTCTTTCTTAAGAGAAATATGGTATTATATAATTCAAAGTATTTTGCATGAAGAGTGGGGATATTTAAGGATTCTGTATGTAAATTATCGTTGTCGATTTTAGAATCCTTTTCCCACATCTCTTGAAGTTTATCAAGATCGATCATAAAGGTTTGTTGGACAAATCAGTCAGGTTGTATATAGTATACTTGAAACTAACGTCTGCTGTAAAGTATTCGATGTCTGTGTCAGTGGCATCAAACGTAATAGTAGAAAGTGAGTAGGGGAACATATCTTTAAAGTTCACATTAAACTTTGCAACCAAGTTGCTACTCAAGATTTGTAAGGTTCCATCTGAGTAAATGTTATCACCTACTCTTCCATAATTTGATGGTAAGACTGCTTCTTTTTCTAACTTGTCAAACTCTTGCAGAGTTTCTGGATATCCAAGACCACGGATCCAATTCTGAATCTCCATGTAGTTTACAAGATCCTCATCAACTAAGAATCTAAGAGTAAGATCTCCAAATTGAATCTTGTCTCCAGGTACATCAATATCCTTTAGGTAAGAGGGTTGAGACGCAATACCAAGATCTAATGATGGAATGTTTGCTTGATTGCAGAAAAATGCCACTCCAGGACTTCTTTTCAGGGAAAACTTAAACCCTGTTGGTGCAAGAAAATTTCTATTATCAATTGGAGTCCCTGGTCTATCCTTGGGTGGTTTTCTTACTGCCATTATTCACTCACTACGGTAGAACCGATGAAACCACCATTTCTTCCATCGGGATTTGCTTTAGCAGAATTTGCTAACTCTTCAGTTTCATAAGTTATTTTCCCTTCTGGATTATCTGACCATCTATTATCACCTTTAAAGTAAAGAGTGATAGATGAATCAATTGATGCAGGTTTGGTAATATAGTATGCCATAAGTTGTTTTCTAACTATTTATCAGTTTACATAAAAAAAGGACCCCGAAGGGTCCTTGATTAACTCTTGTGAGTATGGATCACATGAGGTTCTTAACTGCAACACGTCTGTAGTAGCGGTTGCTGTTAACTCTGAGGCGACCTGCGCCGACAGTGGTTCCTTCAGCGAATGGGTTAGCGACCATGCCGTAGCGGGTCTTAAAGCCAATCTTGGGCTGGAAGGTGTTCTCTCCAACGGCACGAACCATCTGGAGGGGAACATATGGGCAATAGAACAGACCTGCGTCATAAGGTGAAGTACCCTTATAACCAACAACGTAGTACTGGTTGCCGTTTGCTGCGTTAGCAGAGGTGAGGTTTGCAGAATAAGGATCGATGTATACACGATACTTACCTTGCAGAACACCAGCGAAGGTGTTACCGGTGTCATCAACGTTAAGGTTAGCGTTGAGGGCAGGGGTGTAATCAAGTACACCTGCCATGGTGAGGGCGGAAGCAACGTCTGCGGAGCAGAGGATCATGTTGCCCTTTCCTCTACGAGTGCGCTGTGCAATTGCGTTAGCGTCACGCTCGATTTGGAACAGGAGACCCTTGAACTTCTCAACACTCCAGCGACCGTTGGAGTCGATGTCGAGGTCGAATACACCAGCGGTAGCGGTGTTAGAAACAGCACCTTGCTCAGAAACCTTATAGATGGTTCTGATGACTTCACGGTTGATCTCAGCAAGAATCTCGCTTGACAGGATGTTAGCGAGTTCTGCTTCAGCGTTCAGACCGTGGATTGCCTTGAGGTCCTGTGCCAGTTCTAAGGAGTACTCTGCCTTGAGTGCTCTGGACTTAGCAGTAACGGTGACCTTCTCGATCGAGAAAGCCATTTCGTTGAAGTTGTCACCAGAGGTGCCCAGATCTTCAGCGTCGTCAGTACGCATACCCTGACCGACGTTATAACCGGTTGAAGATGCGGTTGCAACGGGGTTCAGTGCTGCGGGGTTGCTACCTGCTTGTGAGGTAGTACCCAAACCAGCGGCAGCATCGGAGAAGCCGTTGGTGAGGTCTTCGCCTTCGTTCTGACCTGCAAATGCGGTATCTGCTTCGTTGAACAGTGCCTCTGTACCACCCTGGGTGCTGTACTTGGAGCGCATTGCGAAGATCAGTCCGGTAGGACCAGACATTGGTTGTACGCCTGCGAGGTCATATGCGACCAGGTTAGGCATAGAGCGTCTGATCAGGGAGATCAGAACGGGGTCGAAACCAGCAACGGTTTGACCACCTGAAGAGGTGTAGCCACCATTACCAACAGCGTTGGTAGGTTGCTCAGCAATCATGCCGCCTTGCTCAAAGGCGACCTGCTCTTGCATGAATTTTTCTTGGTTTTCCAGCAGGACGGCGGTTACCGCTCTACGATGGGGATCTGAGATTTTGTCAAGACCCTCATAGTTGAGGAGAGGTGCCCACTTTTCCTGCAACTGTTCGGATTGGAACATTTGCTTTTAAAAGGGTAAGTTTACGTTTGAACGAATGTTAAATTCAGTTTTGCAGAGTCGAACCCAGGGTTCTCAGGTATGCAGACATCGAGTTAGAGTATGACTCAGGTGCTGCGTTGTCTACTCCCTCAGAGAGGGTTTCGGACTTAGCTACGGAAGACTCTTTCTTAGAGGCAAAATATGACTCTTTGAGTGTTTCCAGTTTTTCACGATAAGATTCTTCACTTTCAAACTCTACACTTTCGGAAAGTGAGGCGAGCTTCTCTTTCTGAGTGACTGCAAGTCCTTCAGAAACTTGATCTAAGATTCCATCAGCAACCGACTCTGCGAGACGCTTGTTAAGGGAAATATTTTTCTCGATTTGCTCGTTGAGTTTTGTCTCCATGTCATCAAGTTTTTCTACCATACTCTCGACAACATCATACTTCTCATCAGGGATTGATACATAATGCTCTTCAAAAAGACCTCTCATTCCTTGCAGGAAGGATTCGGTCATTTCAGTCTTGAGTGCATGTTCGATGACCAGTGCGTTCTCTTGGAACCACTCGTCAGAAACATACTCCAGGTAGGAATCAACTCGCTCTGCGAGTTCTTCTTTTGCTTCAGCAACTTGCTCGTCCAGCTTAGCAGCATACTTCTGCTCCAGGGACTCAGTTACTTCAGCAACCTTGGACTTAAGCGCGGCCTCAAAAATGATTTTGGCCTTCTCTCTGAATTCCTCAGAGAGTTCTTCGCCGCCAAGAAGTGCATTGACATCTTCTTCGATATCTACTTCTTCTTCGGTGGTTTCTTCTTGCTCAGCAACTACCTCTTCGGTAGAAGTTTCTTCCTCTTCGATGGTTTCCTCATCATCGAGGATTTCTTCTTCTTTGATACCTTTCATGGGTTCTGCTGCTTTTGCTCCTTTAGTAACCACGTCTTTGACGCCTTTGAGAGTTCCGCCAGGAGTCTTCAGCTTTGCTGAGTCGTCGTCTGGTTTGTAGTTCTCAGGGGTAGGACCTCCGAGATCTTCGTATGAACCAGCGATGGACGTATCCATAGAGTCAGCTGGTTTCGCTCCGGCATTGACAGCAGTTTTGGATTGCTTTGTGCCTACTTCCATTTCTTGTAAATCTCCACTGGACATTTGAACGCTCCGATTCTTTACTGTATAAAATCTATATTTATTTATAAATTAAAATATTTTATCAATCATCAAATACTATTCAGGAAGTCATTGAACAGATTCAATTTCTGCTCATCTAACTTCTTCTGATCAACCAATGTATTGATAGTTTTATAGGTCTTTTCCGCATACTTTTCACGAAGGATGCCACCATCCCAGACCCAATCTTTTCCTTCCATAATTCCCTCAACAAATGCATCGGGAGCAGAAGGATCAGCGACGATATCAGCAGCAGTTGCTAACATGAAGTCATCACCAACAATGTTGACACCCTCACGAGTCATTTTGAGGGATCCGATACCACGAGAA